GAGGGATGGGAGACGTTTGCCAAGAACCCCCGCTGACCAAAATGGATCTGTGCGGGTCAAATCAAAGAGAGGTGGGGGAGAGCAAAATGACGACTACTAACTGCCAGTGGTGTGATGCGATGTTGGAGAACCAGCTGATCTATACGGTTGACACAGTGAGAACGGAGGACGGGATTTCGCCAGTGACCTATATTGTTGGGTCAAACTGCTGTATCGGGGGACCGCAGAGACACAACAGATACATTCAAGAGTACTTCGACATCTGGAACACGAACCCGCGGATGTACTTCGACTTTCTGCCAAGTGCCCCGAACTGCCAGAAGTTGTTCAATGACGCCATGTACTGGCACCACAACGGGGCGTCCAAGACCGTGGTGAAGGACTTGTTCCGGACGGCGTGGTTGACGTACAAGAAGCTGTCCCTAGAGGACCAGGCCCGCGTTGTTACGCACTAGACACACCCAACCCAAATTTACTTACTTATTTTTACGTGTGCGACGAGTTTTACGGGACCCACGGCGACGACGACTACGACCACCCTTCCACGTCTTGGCTTTGCGATCTTCATTCTGAAGCTTGATTGCACGAGACATCTTCGCCATCTCATCAACAACATCCTCGCCATTGGGTCCCTTCTGGCTCTTTCCCTCCGCCACCAGCTGTTGAATTGCCGCCGTAATATACTTCTGCTCAACTACATCGGGTGGCGGAGGAGCGGGGGCAACCTTTTTGTTTTTACCAAACAGAGAGAACGGCATTTATTATACGCGACGACGAGTTTTCCGCGACCGGCGGCGTTTTCCTCCCTTCTGAAGGCCAACCATAGCATCGCTACAAAACGTGCCCGGACCACAGTGTTCCTTGTACTTGTTGACGTTGGTTTCGGCATCTGTTCCCGTATACTTTGCGTATGCAACAATGGAAAGTACACTGAATGTGAGTATGGCGACGAATCCTAAAGCTCCAACTGTTAAACCGCTCACGGCCGTCTCCATTACTTATGACGTCTACGAGTTTTCCGCGACCGGCGACGGCGACCACCCTGTGAAAACTTCGCAACAATCTCGGCAAAAAGTTCTCTCGTTTCGTCGTCGCGGGCTTCGAGTTCAGATCCAGACCTCCATCCAATCCGAGTGTCTGTTTTTACATCCGGCAATGTGTCTCCCGTGAGATTCGCGCGAAACACGGGCGTAAAGATTTCCAACGTAAACCCGTTGTCGGTCTTGTAAAACCGAGCACCATAGTCTTCGTCAGTGTGCACGTCAAAGTTCATCGGGTCTTCAGGATCGGATTCGTATGCCATTAGTATTGACGGCGACGAGATTTCCGGACCCGGCGTTTGGACTTCTTCGTCTTGCGACGATGACGACCTCCCTTAGGTTCTATGATGTGAAGGGTACCATACTTGATCTGATCGTCTGGCAAAGCAGGTCCATTGAATCCAGATACAAGTGGGTTTGTCTTTCTACCACGTGGCTTCCAATAGCTCCAGAGAGACTCAGCATCAAAGACCCAGTTGGGGTTGCCCTGAATCTGAATAATATGCTGTCCTTCTTCGTAGTCGGTATACAGAATTGGTTCTTGGGGAAGAAGGTCAGCGCGATTGACGTCGATAACAGGTCCATTGGGAGGATGATCGGCATCAAGATCACTGAATCCCGCGCGAAGTATTTCAAAAATTGCGCGATCGAGCTTGTCTTGGTCGGCTTGCGGGGCATCAAGATCCAACAGATCTCCATCTCCAAGAGGGACGGTGATCTCGATGGCACGAGGATCATCATACCGGTTGAGAAGGTATTCTTCATCGCGGAGTTCGTTTCGGTACTCTGCCCTGGCACGAACATCAGTCAGCTGACCAAAAATGCGACTGAATGCAGCCTTAACGACTTGAAGTGGACTTGTCGTTTCCCAGAAAGGGTGCAGTTGATCTGCCTCTCCATCCGCTCCTGATGGCGGTATCCACTGTTTATACAGGGCGATCGCTTTCTGTCTTTCAGCTGGAGTCAGCGCCGCCATTGTTTATACGCGACGACGAGTTTTCCGTGCACGGCGTTTGGTCTTGCGGCGACGACGACCACCCTCATTCTTAAGCTTCTCGCCAATATTACGAAGACTCTGCTTCACTTCGCCAAAACTTCCCTTGTGAATATTCTTGTCATCGGTCAAAAACTGACCCACCTGACTGGGCAAGATTCCGCTTGCCATTGCTCGATCAAGGGCAGTTCCTTCTTCAACGAGTCCCTTTGTCTTGTCACGGTGACGGAGAATCCCCGCTACTTCGCCGCTTGCCAGATCGCGTGCTTGACGTCTCAAGTCAACTTTTCTATTCATTTCGACCATAGGAAAGTATCCTGTGGTCGTAGTGCTGAGTGTATTGAAGTCTGGGTAGGGAATGCGAACTTCCTCGCCGATTCCCTCGTCGGGCGGCTCTATCCAGCGATACATTTTCAGATTGTCCCAATCAGCCACTTTAGTACCGGGTGGCAGGCGTACGTTCCTCTTTTTTACGAGCCGACCAGAATAAATTGATGGCACAAATATTGGATTTCCCCATCCAACAGCATCATCATCTTCATCACCTGTGTGCTCTAGAAATGAAAAATAGTAATAGTAACCAACTTTTAAGTCATTAAAGGAAACGAGTTGATCATCTGGAATCCCAGGTATGTGTGCCGGAATTGCATTTTTTATGGGGCTGATTTCGGAGTCATTTGGTGGCTGCGGATACTGAGCGTATGGAAACCGCGACATTTATTTATACGCTCTGAATAAATTCCCAGTTTAGGTAGTCGCAGATCTTCTTCCAGATCTGATCATGTGCGATTAACCGGTCACGACTTTTTAACAAAGGAAAGAACACCTTGTACTCATCCAAATCCAGCAGCTCAAAGAACTTGTACAAGATGTAGGAATACGACAAGAAGTTCGTGCGATCGTTGGGACAGTATAGCAAGAACGGTGCCTGAATCTCCTGAAACATTGCCCGAACCTTTTCCTCGATTTCAGGGGTGATGGTCGGGGGCGGATTTCCATTGAGTCGGCTCAGAATGTGAGCACGATGCTCGTAGTACTTGGAACGTCCCAGCTTCTTCAGGATCTGACGCGTGTCCTCTTCCGACAGGTCTGCAATGTTGTCAATGCGTCGCTTCTTGATCTCCAGCACAACCTCATTCATCACCTCTTCGGGAATAATGGTGGATTCCTTCGCCTGGAACTGATTAAGGATCTCATTGAGATGGTTAATCTTCTTATAGGCGTAGTTGTTCCGCTCCTTGGGTGGGTCACGGAAACTTGGGAAGTCGCTCACAACCAACGCATACTCCTCCGATCCGCACGACGGACACACCAGAATACCTTCCGAACTGATTTCCTCCCGCGCCACATTGCACGCAACACAGTGCTCCGTCAAGAGTTGCGTAGCTTCCGGTCCATTCGAAAGCTTCATCCGGGCAACATACTCGTCAAAGATCTGCTTCTTCGATAAACCGGCATCCACGGCGGGCGTATTTGCGACAAAGAACTTGAGGAAAGTATTGGTTTCTTTTGGGAGCGGGACAGACTGAGAAGGAACGGATTCCTTCCCATAATAATCCATCAAGATGTCCATATTTTTCATATAGTAATCCTCAACTGGATTTGCCCTAGAAAGTTCCTGTTCTATCTCGCGAATCTGCGAATCCACCTGTGAACACTTGACAATCTCTGTCAGCTCAGTTGATGTGCTCAGCGTTTCACGTTGACTTCGGAGGGTATCTAACTTTGCTTGCAACTCGACCTGCTTAGACCCCGAATCACGTAGTCCCTGTACTTGCTCCCGATGAACCGAGTCCAGAGTTCCCATCGACGATCCGCTCCCTCCCAGCTCCCTCGTCTTTCGAATTCTGAAGACGTCCATTTACAAACTCTTCAGTTTGCTTCCTGAAGACCGCTGTTTCTTCAATCCCAACAATGACTCATCTACGGCGAGTTCTATTTAACCGAGACTTCCGTGTCTTACGTCCACCACTGGTACCAAACCCCTTGGGAAACTTCGAGCGTTTTCCGGTGATATAGTCTTCAAGTTCATCGGGCAGCTTCTTTGCTTCAGCAACCTTCCTGACTGCGGTTGGACTTACAAGGTGAGCGAATTTGCCGACTTCATACCACCAATCAATTCGTTCGGTCGCATCACCCAATCGATCAACAACGCGACCATTATAGACCAACTTTGTGTGGTGAAAAAAAACGCCGGTCTGTCTAGTCATATTAATACCGGGACGGATATAGCGTGTAAAAATGATATCGTCGTCCGTGGGGCCGACACGAACGCAGATCGGTTCATCCCGTCTGAATCGGCGTGTGTCACCTCCTTCTGTTTGAGCTTGCGTCAACGGCATGGGTGGGAAGATACACCGCTTCGAGTCCATTATAGTGTGTTCGGAAAATCTACCACGACGTCTCCTTCTCAAGTGCGTCGGATGTCGTTAGAGTTAACGCGCTCTGAAGACGTCCATTTACAAACTCTTCAGTTTGCTTCCTGAAGACCGGATTTGTAAACATACATGGACGCTGTCGTTTCAACGATGCAAATGTTTGATCGTAGGGAAGCCCATAATGTGTTGTAACATAGGTCAGAGTCTTCTCCT